AAGTAGTGGTTTAGATACAACAGTATTAAGTCCGAGTATTCCTACTCATGTATTAGTTACAGGAAGTACTAATAATGATGGAGGTTACACACTTGATCAATCTTCTACTGCTACAAATAATGCTACCACATTAACTATTACAGCTTCTTTAACTAGTGAAAGTAATGCAGCAGATGTACTTATTCAAGCAGGTATAAAAGTAGTTTGTCCTGAATGGGATCTTTCATATGATTATGGAAACTTTTATTCTGTTGCTGCAACATTTAACAGGGTTTATGAAGCATGACAGACTTAATAAAAGATGTACAAAAACAAGATCCAGGATCCAGACTAATAGTTTTATTTGAACTAGAGTTAGATACTGATATTAGTACTAATTCTTATGCTTATTTTCATTCAGGGTTAGAAGGTGATCTCACAACTATTCAATTCAGAAAAGCAACAGCAAATAGTTCTGGCAAATACGAGGCAGTAGAATATAAAGCTATTCCTATAGATGCAACAGGATTTGAAGTAGGTAGTGGTCCTGCTGCGCGTCCAACACTTTCTATGGCTAATGTTTTAACAAATTTCAGTGATGCATTAGAAGGATTAACTAATGAAGATTTATTAGGTAATAAAGTAATTAGACGAAAAACTTTATATAAATATTGTGTAGGACAAAGTGGAGATTCAGGAGAATATTCTGCTCCTTTAGAGTTTTCAAAAGACATTTATTTTATAGATAGAATAGCCTTAGAAAGTCCAATAGTAGTTAGTTTTGAATTAGTAAGTGCATATGATTTAGAAAGTGTTAAACTCCCAAAAAGAAATATAGTTGGAAATGCATGTCCTTGGAGATATCAAGGAGCAGATGACGATTTAGCTGCAGAAGATAGAGTAGGAGGATGTACATGGAGCCGTTTTTCTAGAGCAGGTGATAAAACTAATTTTGTTAATGAAGAAGACGAACCTGTAATACCTATAACTTCGGCCCCTACAAGTAATTATACTTCAAATGCTGAAATAACTGCAAATTATATTTATAGACAACCAAAAACAGGACTTTTTAGAATAGAACCAGATGGAACAATTTTAGCTAATGATGATACTAATAATCCTGTTTATGATTATTGGCAAGCTACGAAAGGTGAAAGTAATCCAGGAGCTCCTTCAGACACAAATACATTTTTTAGAAGAGTGAGATTTTATAAAGAATATAATACAGGAGAAAAATGGATAAATGCATATACAAATATAAGCTATAATGATTATGTAACATATACAATAGGATTAGACCCAAATGATAAACGTACTTTAGAGGACTATCCTAAAATTTTTCAAGTAAAAAATCAAACTCAAGTTGGGGGAGATTACAAGCCAAAAGATAATGGGTTTCCTCAATTTGGAAATTATTGGAAAACAGGAGATGTATGTGGAAAAACTATGGGTTCTTGTACACAAAGATATCAATATAGTGAAACTAATATAAATGCAAGTAGTGATAAAGGACCTAACTATAATAGAAATGAAGCAATTCAAATACAGTTTGGAGGCTTTCCAACATCAAGAAAGTATGGAAGATGATTACTCATTTATTACCAAGAATTTATAAATACTTAGAAGAAAGATACCCTAGAGAAGCTTGTGGTTTAATAACTTTAAATGATAAAGAAGTAAATTGGGTTCCAATTAAAAATATATCAGAAAATGCTGATAATTTTCAAATGGACACAAAAGAGTATATACAGACAGCATTAAAAAATAAAATAATAGGTGTATTACATAGTCATATAGATATTAGTGCAGAACCTAGTGATTTTGATAAAAAACAATGTAACGGATTAAACTTAGATTATTATATAATTAGTTTACCAAGTAAAGAGTTATATCACTTAAAACCAGAAATAAAATGAATAAAGTACATTTAATGGGAGATATAGGGGATAAGTTTGGATATGAATGGTCTATGAATGTATCTGACTATGGAGAAATAATTAGATTAATAGACTGTCAAAGAGAGGGATTTAAACAATATTTAATTGAATCTGAAGAAAACGAAATTGGGTTTGTAATTCAAAGAGCAGATGAATATATAAATGATGAATCAGAATTACTTCTAAATTTAAATGATGAAGATATAATTATTACTGCAGTACCTCTGGGAGCAGGTACAGATTCGGGCAAGGGTGGTTTTATGGGTTCCGGAATTGGAAAAATAATTATAGGAGTAGTTTTAATATTTGTAGGTTATTTTCTTGGTCCAGAAGGTGCAGCTAAGTTAGCAGCTTGGGTAAGTAAGGCAATGATAGTAGTAGGAACAACTTTAGTACTAGAAGGTGTGCAACAACTAATGCTAGGAGATATAGATAAAACACTACAAGAAGAAGGTTATTTATTTGATGGTGGAAATAATAATATATTACAAGGACAGCCTGTACCTCTTTTATATGGAGAGTTATTAATAGCAGGAACTCCTATAAGTGCCTCAATGTCTAATAATGCTATACCCTTATCTTATTTAGAATATACAGATAGAGATTATACTAATAGTAATTCTTTATATGCAACGAACTATAAAAATGCACAAAATGCCGGAAATGCACAAGCAGGTACATCAGGTGGAACAGTAGTAGATGCACATGATGATTATTACGTAGAAGAGAGATAAATGAATAAAGTACATTTAGTAGGAGATATTGGAGATAAATTTGGATACGAATGGTCTATGAATGTATCTGACTATGGAGAAATAATTAGATTAATAGATTGTCAAAGAGAGGGATTTAGAAAATATTTAATTGAAACTGAAGAAAACGAAATTGGGTTTGTAATTCAAAGAGCAGATGAATATATAAATGATGAATCAGAATTACTTCTAAATTTAAATAATGAAGATATAATTATTACCGCAGTACCTTTAGGGGCAGGAAAAGACAAAGGAAAAGGCGGCTTTATGGGTACTGGTATGGGTAAAATAATTATAGGAATAACTTTAGTAGTTATAGGATATTATTTGCCCGCTATGTTTTTAGCCAGTGAAACTGGTGTTGCAGTCTTGGAAGCTGTTGGAGGTGCTTTAATGACAGTAGGTACTAATTTAATAATGCAAGGTGTGGAACAAATGTTAATAGGAGATATAGATAAAGAAAAGCAAGAAGAAGGTTACTTATTTGATGGTGGAAGTAATACTATATTACAAGGACAGCCTGTACCTCTTTTATATGGAGAGATGCTGATAGCGGGAACTCCTATAAGTGCTTCAATGTCTACTAATGCTATACCTTTAAATTATTTAGAATATACAGATAGAGATTATACTAATAGTAATACTCTATATGCAACGAATTATAAAAATGCACAAAACGCAGCAAACGATGCAGCAAGTACATCAGGTGGAACAGTAACTGATGCACATGATGATTATGACGTAGAGGAGAGATAAATGTCAGGATGGGATGAAGGAGCTTGGAAAAAACATGGCTTAGCAGGAGCCGAGGGTATTTTTGCTTCTGAAAATACAGAACAATATGCAGTTGTTTTTGATTTAATATCTGAAGGAGAAGTACACGGCTTAATAAATGGGCCATCCTCTATTTATCTTAATTCTACTCCTATGTTAGATGAAGGTATTTGGCTTACATCAGGTCCTAGGAAAACCTATAAAGCAAGTTTAGATATTACTACAAATGATGATAGAGTTACTGTAGATGCAGAAGAAGAATTTTTTGATAATAGAGTAATAGATAGTACTAAACATCAATATTTATTGCTTGAAGGAGCTGGTAAATCAACAACTAGTTCTGGAGGAGTTACTTTTGCAGGAACTTCAGTAGGGGGACCAGTGGGAAATGAAGCTCAAACTTTAATAACTGCTAGTGGTAGTTTTTTCACTGAAGCTATGGCTACAGGAGATGAACCCTATACTCCCATGATAACTATAAAAGGAGCAGGAATGGGTGGAACAGATTATCATGGGTATATACAAAGATATGTTAGTGCAACTCAAGCATATGTAATGCCTGGAATATATAAATCAGTAACAACAGCTATAGGGTATTTAGATCATGTATCTAAAATAACGGCTTTTAATGCTAATTTAGATTATTGTACATTAGAAGATGCAGCCCTTACTTCAGTTACAACTCAAACTTGTATTTTATTTCATGAAACAGATATTACATGGAATCCAAATTCGGAAGATAAAGAATGGAACTACGAAAGTGTGGGAGCAAGTTTTAATGCAGGCACTTTATATCAGAAACCTATGACATCTTTTGGTAAGGCTATTCCTACTGCAAGTTATCTTTATGTACCAAAAACTCAATTACTACAAAATGCAGATTATGAATCTAAAACATCTGCACCAACAGCATGGAATGAAAGTGGAAGTGAAGAAACTTTTTCAGGTACTGCAAGTGATACTATTGTAACAGCACAAGATATGTCTGTTCCAAATGCTTCTTTAATAGATCAAATAAAAATAACTATTGATTTTCCTTCAGGATTATATTCAATAGATAATCATGATGGAGATGAAGGTCCTAATTGGAGTGAACTTCAAATATGGTTCGAATATGTAGAACCAGGAGCTAATAGTTTTACATCAAAAATAGCTTTTGGAAGAGAAACTCTAATGAATTCAAATGGAGTTTTAGAGGATCCTGATGCATATGGATGGACAGGTCCAAATAGACAAGCAAGTAATGCTTTTATTGTATCAGGTCCTACACATCAGGCTTTTGCAGAAGAGTTCCTTATAGATGCAACACCTTTTCAGCCTTTTGATGATTGGAGAATAAGAATTAAAAAAGTTAATTCAGATAATTTTCGTAAAGGATCAAATTCTTGGACTATGTATGGCGTTACTATATTACAAGCTTTAGAAGCACAAATTACAGATAAATTAAGTTATCCATTAACAGCATATGCAGGAGTAACTTTTAGTGCTGAAGATTTTAAAACTTTTCCTATAAGACAATATCATGTTAAAGGTTTAAAAGTTCAAGTACCCAGTAATTATCTTACAAGAGATGAAACAAATGGAGCAGCTAGATATGAGAGAAATCCATCTACAGGAGTAGATGCAGGAAGTTATCAAGATTGGGATGGTAATTTTAGAGGAGACTTTGGCACTTTTAGTGAATCTAGTGTAAATCATAATAAAATGTATTGTAATAATCCTGCTTGGGTATTTTATGATCTATGCATAAATCCTGTATATGGATTAGGGAGTATTATAACAGATAATACATTAGTTGATAAATATGCATTATATAAAATAGCAAGATACTGTGATGAATTAGTTCCAGATGGAGAAGGAGGTACAGAGCCCCGTTTTACATGTAATCATTATATTAATAAACAAGCAGATGCTTATAAAGTTTTATCAGATTTTGCTTCTATATTTAGAGGTATGCTTTATTGGATGAATGGGCAATTAACTCCTGTTCAAGATAGATTAAAACTACCTTTATATACATTTAATCAAACAAATGTTATAGAAGGAACTTTTGCTTATCAAGGTTCTTCAGACAGACAAAAACCTAATCAAATAATTGTAAGTTGGAATAATCCTAAGAATAAATTTTTACAAGAAGTAGAGATAGTAGAAGATGTAGAAAATATTATAAAAACAAAAAAAATAAAAACAAAAAGTGTGGTTGGTTTTGGTTGTACTAGTCAAGCACAAGCACACAGATTGGGTCAATGGATGCTTTTAGTTAATAAATTAGAAACAGAAGTAGTTACTTTTCAAACTGCTACAAATGCTGCTTTTGTAAGACCAGGAGATGTAATTAATATTCAAGATGGTGATCGGAAAAAAATACAATTTAGCGGAAGAGTATCTAATGAAGGAACTAGAGATATGTTTAATATTCCATTAGATAGAGAAATAACATTATATCCAAATAGTAATTATATTTTACATATTATATTTGGAACAGGGGGTGCTTTTATTGGACAAGATAGTGCTGATATAAATGGTATAACATATTTAAGAGGAGATATCGTACTCAAAGATAAAAATGGAGCTCTTATAGATACAGAATTAAAATCTTTAAATGTACAAGATGATAGTGGTGTTCCAATAAGATTAGAATGGGTAGAAGATGCAAGAGTTGAAAATCAACTTGTAAATTTTGCTGGATTAGACGGAACTCCAAGTAGTACAGATGGATCAATAACTACAAAAGCCTTACCAGTTTTATCAGCATTTTCCAGTGTTCCACCAGTAGAAGTAATATGGGCTTTAACTTCAGATGAAAGAGATAGTAATGAAACTAAGGGAGCACAAAAAACAATTCAATATAAAATAGTATCTGTAACAGAAAATAGTGATGAAACTTATGATATTTCTGCTCTTTTATATGATAGAACTAAATATGATCAAATAGAAAAGGGTTATCGTATAGATACTCCAGCTTATGATATTCAACCAGATAGACTTATAGCTATTTCACCACCTTCATCTCTATCAGTAAATTTTTCAAGAGGATCAAATATGGGTTATCAAGGTGTAGTTGGTGGTGCAGGTGGAACAGGAGTTTCCGCCACAATTTCTTGGGGAGCACCAAAAACAGCAAAAACTTCAGAAGCACATGCTAAAACATTTTTAAATGGTGCCTTAACTGCGACTTCTACTTCTATTGTATTACAAGATGGTACTAATTTTTCAAGTAGTGGAATTGTTAAAATAAATGAGGAATTTATTAAATATACAGGTAAGAGTACTAATACTTTAACAGGATTAACAAGAGGTGCTTATTCTACTGTTTCAAAATCTCATACAAATAATACTTTTGTATATCAAGCAGAAGAACTAGTAGATTCAGAAGTTAGCTGGTATGAACTTAAACATAATTTAAGTAAAGATAATTCCATCAAAAAACAAATAGTTTCTAGTACTGTAATTACTATCGATGATGTAAGATATGGTTGGTATACAATTCAAGTTAGAGCAGTAAGTAAAGGAACCCAAAAATCTATATGGCAAACCGTTAAAGGAGAATTTAAAATACCAAGTCATGCCCCTTTAGGTAGATTTGAGAAGCTTCCTAGAGGCGGTCATATGACTGGTAATTTTTTATTAAACACTACTAGTGGAAATGTAAATACTGCTGCTGATGATTATACTTTTACAAATCATAAAGGTAAGTTACATGTAGTAACTTCGGCTACTACAGCTCAAGAAATACAAGCTTTTTCCGGGCTATCAAGTAGTGGAGAAGGATATTTAATACATGATTCAAGTAATACTACTGATCCATGGGTAGGAGCAGATATATTTACAGATAATATAGTTTCTAACAATAGTATAGGGGCTACAACCACATTAGCAGAAGAGCTAGATGCTTCAGAAACTTCTATCGATGTAGCATCAGTATCAAACCTCGGAGCTAAAGGAACTATTAGAGTTGATTCAGAGGATATTACCTATACAGGTATAACTAGTACTACTTTAACAGGTTGTACAAGAGGAGCTAATAGTACTACAGCTGCTACTCATAGTAATGGGACTACAGTTTATTATGGACTATTAAACTTTAAATACTGGAAAGAAATAGGAGCATCAAATAACGGATTAACTCTAGGTAGTGGAACAGCAACTGTTGCAGAGTTTAGTCATAAAGTAACAGGTTCTGGTACTAATTTTGATGGTGATTTTGTAGAGGGAGACTTAGTTAGATTTGCTTCAACAAATGACTATGTTCTTAAAACAAATGCTATTTATGGAGAAGTATTTGCTATAATAAGTGATACAGAAATGTATTTAAAAGAAGCCAGCCCTATAGCACTCAGTGGAGTGTATTGTTACTATCAATCTTGGAAACCAGATATTGAAGAAGATACGGTTTGTGCTAAAATAACGAGGACATCATAATGCCAACATATGAAATAGAAAAATATGCAATTACAACAGAAGCGGACGCTTATACTGTAAATATAACAAACGATGCAAAAACTTTACCAACTACAACAGGTGGAACTGTTACTTATGATGATTCAGGAACAACTATTTCTGTATTTAAAGGTACAAAACAACTTCAAGCAGTAGCTTCTGGAACCACACCAACTTTTGATCAATTTAGAGTTGCTCAAGGTGATATAACCGATACTAATATTACTGTAGATAGTTCACCTTCTATATCTGGAAAAGATCTTGTATTTGGAAATGTGAGTAGTATAACAGCTAGTCAAGCAACTATTACATATCCAATAAATATTGAAAATGTAATAACAATTTCTAAAACACAATCATTATCTAAATCAATTCAAGGTGATACAGGTGCTACAGGTGCTACAGGAGCTGCTGGATTAAATACTGCCACAGTATCTTTATATAACAAGAATACTAGTGACTCTTCCGCACCTTCCGCCTTTAGTGGTACTTTTACTTATACTTTTGCAACAGGAGCAATAACGAACGGCACATTGAATGGTTGGACTACCGCAGTTCCAGCTTTATCTGCTGGAGAGTACGCATGGGTAAGACAAGCTACAGCTAGTGCTAATACTTCTACTGATACTATTCCTACTTCTGAGTTTTCTACTGCTGTTATGCACAGTGGAATAGGATCAGATGGACAGAGCATAACAGGAGCAGCAGGTAATTCCAATGCTTTAGTAGCTTTATACCGAGTCTCCACGAGTGGGTCTAGTGCACCTTCCGCCTTTAGTGGTACTTTTACTTATACTTTTGCAACAGGAGCAGTTACTGGGGGTACACTTAATAGTTGGACTGCTACAATACCAACAGTACCACAGGGATCTTTTTTATGGGTAAGACAAGCTACAGCTAGTGCTAATACTTCTACTGATACTATTGCTACTTCAGAATTCTCTGCTGCAGTAGTAGCAAGTGCTTCTGGAACTGATGGAATGAGTTTTGTATTAACAAATTCATCTCATACTTTTCCAGCTTCAAGTGCAGGCGCAGTAAGTAGCTATACAGGATCAGGAACAATTATAGAAGTATATGAAGGATCAACAGCTCTTGCATATGATGGTACAGGTACAGCAGATGGAACATGGAAGAGTACAGAAAGTACTATTACTAATATATCAGTCGGAACTAAAACAGATAGTGGAACTTATTTAACAGTTGGTGATCATAGCGGAGTTGCGAACGGAACCGATCTTAGTAAAATTATTTATACAATATCTGGAGTAAGAGCAAATGGAACAGCATTTAGTACTCCATTACAACAAAGCTTTTCAAAATCTAAAGCAGGAGTTACTCCTGATGACGGAGATCCTGGATTAAGAACAATACAAGGATATTTATTCTATGAAAAAACAACTGCTGGTACACCAAGTGCACCCTCAGGCACTACATATACATTTAGTACTGGAGTTGTAAGCGGGACTGGAATTAATGATAGTGGTACAACTAATACTTGGAAAAATATTCCAAGAACACAAGATGCAACTTCTAGTAATACATTTTATACTATTCGATACTTCGGAACAGAAGCATCGGCAAGTGCATCAACAATTACAGTAAGTTATTCAAGTGTGGTTCAACATACAAGTTTCAGTGGTGTAGTAACTTTTAGTGGTGGAACACTAACAGATGGATCAAGTTCAACAACTCCAATAGAAGCAGCAGGAGTTGCAGCTCATATAGGTGGAGCAAATACTACCACTATTGATGGGGGTAAGATAACAACAGGACAAATTCAATCAGCTGTAACTTCTGAAACTTCTACTTTTACAGGAGCAGGAGCATTATTTGATTTATCAAATGCTGAAATTAAAACAAAATATTTTTATTCTACAAATAGTGGTGCTGGCTTTAAAGGAACTGTAACTATAGGTGGCACAGATTTAGATACTACTAATACTTTAAATGCTAATACCACAGCCGGCGATGTAGGTTTAGGTAATGTTACTAATGTAAGTCAATCAACTATACAAAGCGCTACTTTATCAGCAGCAGATGCAGATGATGTAGGTTTAGGTAATGTTACTAATGTAAGTCAATCAACTATACAAAGCGCTACTTTATCAGCAGCAGATGCAGATGATGTAGGTTTAGGTAATGTAGACAATACTTCGGATGCCTCTGTATTAAGTAGTGCAGCAACTGCATCTAATTCACAAGATAAAACAGATGGTTCAGTTGGAGGTTTAACACTTACATCTACTAAGATGTATATTGGAACTGGAACAGTAAATAATACTAATACGGGCTTTTATGTAGATAGTAGTGGTAATTTTTCTTTAAAAGATAAATTATATTGGAATGGAACTGATTTAACTATTAATGGGGGAGGTACATTTAGTGGAGCCTTATCAGCAGCATCAGGTACTTTTGGCGGTGCATTAAGTGGCGGAACTATATCAATAGGGTCAAGTAATAATATATTTAAAGCAGACAGTAATGGTATTTATTTAGGTAATGCAACTTTTGGAAGCGCTCCATTTAGAGTAACTCCTGCAGGAGCTTTAACAGCTACTGGTACTACTATAAGTGGTGCTATAACAGCTACTTCAGGAACATTTTCAGGAACAGTTAATGTTGGAAGTAATTTGATATTAGCGTCTGGAGGTAAATTTTATACTCCAGGTAAGACAAGCTTTGCAAGTACTACAAATGGATTTTATTTAGATACTACGGGTGATTTTAACTTAGGAGATGCAACAAACTATTTAAAATATGATGCAAGTAGTGGTGCTGTATCTATGGCAGGTACTTTAAATATAACAGGTCCAACAGGAGCAACAGGAGCAGCGGGATCAGATGGATCAGATGGATCAGATGGAGCAACAGGAGCAACAGGAGCAACAGGAGCAACTGGGGCAACTGGAGCTGCTGGAAGTGATGGGTCTGATGGAAGTGATGGAAGTGATGGAGCTACGGGAGCTACGGGAGCTACGGGAGCTACGGGAGCTACGGGAGCAGCAGGATCAAATGGAACTAACGGAACAGATGGAACTAACGGAACTAACGGAACTAACGGAACTAACGGAACTAATGGAACAGATGGAGATGATGGAAGCCATGGTTCAGCTTACTACTCAATAGAAAGTAGTGGA